CCTCCGGTTCCCTGATCCTCGATACATCGGTAACGCCATCATTCTCTTTGCTAAACGGCTACTGGTATTTTATCGCCTGTGTGATCAAGCCTAATGCCAAGACAGCACAGTATATCCTTGGCGATAAAAGCTCCGGCACAGTTTGGCAGTCAAGTGTGCTGACCTTTACCGGAGAGCTGAACCGTAGCTGTGTGGCAGACCTCATCTGGGGAATGCACGCGGACTCCTACTGGTACGCAGGCGGCTTTGATGACTGGTTCCTCGACTGCGATTCTGATCTAACCGCCGATGACCTTGCAGAATATTTTCTGGAATCGCTCTCCGCAAACGGTGCAGATCTGACCGGTGATGTGGACGCACTGACGACACCAGATGTCGTTACGCTTCGAGCTACAGACTCTGTCTATCCGTCAAGCGGACAGCTCATTACTGCAGCAAGGGACTGTGGCGTGACTGGCAACGGCAGAGTTTCTGTGAAGGCAGATTACTCTCCGGGAGAGACCTCTATCTCGCTTGTGGAAACAGCCACCTCAGATGACCTCTCCACTTGGACTGAGTGGCAGGCTGTCGGTGCAAACGGCGAGCTGGAATCTCCTGCAAGGAAATACATCAAATACCGCGTCACGCTTTCCACCACAAATACAGCAAGGACTCCTACGCTGACATCTATCAGTCTGTACGATAATCCGAAGCCTCTCTATACCAAACTTGGCTATGCAAGGCCGGTCATTCTGGACTCAGACGGGAATGTGGAAGCTGTGCTGGATAACGCCTATGACATCATAGTGACCAGTGAGATCAACGGTGTGGATGAGCTGGAATTTAAGCTGCCGTTTCAGGACAGCAAACGCGCCTATATCGATAACGAAAAGACCGTGCGTATTGTCAGCGACACCTATCGCATCCGCACGATTACGGACGACAAGGAAGAAAGCGGCAAGGCCATCACCACGGTCTATGCAGAAGCGGCATTCTATGACCTTGCCTACTCCGTAAAAAAGGACGAGATTACCTTTAACGCAGACACGGCTGATGTGCCGATGGCTTATGCCCTGCAGGATACCGACTGGGATGTGGGCACGGTTAATGTCTCCACAAAGCGTACTTGGACTTGCTCTGAGAAAAACGCGCTGGCGATCCTGCGGGCAGTACAGGACATTCACGGCGGCGACCTGATTTTTGATAACGCAAACAGGATCGTGAAGCTCCTGACCTTCTCCGGTGAGGATTCTGGCGTGCTGTTCTGCTACAAGAAAAATATGAAGTCCATCCAGCGCGTCATTGATACGACCAGCCTGATTACAAGACTTTACGCCTACGGCAAGGACGGCATGACCTTTGCTTCAATCAATGGCGGCAATGAGTATGTGCAGGACACGACCTATACTTCCGAAATACGAATTGCTACGCTGGATTGCTCGAACTTCACCAATCCGTATCAGATGCTGGAATATGCCAACATGCGACTTGCAGACTATGCCTCTCCGCGTATCTCCTATGTGCTAAAGGCGATGGATCTGTCAGTATTGACCGGCTATGAACATGAAACATGGGCGCTGGGCGATACGGTCATGGTGAAGGATGATGACCTGAACCTGTCTGTAAAGACCAGAATCGTCCGTAGGGAATACAACCTGCAGGAGCCTTGGAATACGGTGCTGGAGCTTTCCACTACCCTCCGGGAACTGGGCGATTCCTCCTCACGCTGGGATAGCGCAGCCGATACGCTGGAGTCTACCGATCTGATAGACAGTCAGGAAATGAAGGATCTGGTGCCGTTTAATCACCTGCGTAATTCCAGAGCAGATTCCGGTCTTAGCTACTGGCAAAACTCCGGATTTACCGTGGATGCAGATAATGGCGTATCCGGCACGGCTTCCTTCAAATGCGAAGGTGCGCTGAATACCACAAAGAGTCTTTCACAGACCATAACGCCCGCCAACCGGCAGTGCTATACCTTTTCGGCGCAGATTGCCTCTGAGAATCTCTCAAAAGGTACGAATGGACAGGTGGGCATTGAGGTGACCTTTGAATACGAGGACGGAACAACGGAAACACGATTTATAGACCTGATCTGAAGGAGGGATTTCTATGGCTTCATTTACACACGTGGCACAGGATGTCTCTCCTCAGTATGGCCGCGTTACGAAGATCACCATACGGGTATGCGTGACAGACTGCACCGGTACAGTCTATATCACAGATATGCTCCTGCAGGGTGGCTCCATCGCGACCGGCTGGGTAGGACATGTATCAGAAATTCAATGGACGGAGGACGGATAAATGCCGGAGTTTACACGCTTTACAGAGACAATTACAAAAAAGCAGGCTAAGCGCGTCGTAAACATTACGGTAAAGCCCACCATCACAGATTGCACCGGTTCGGTCTGGTTTACCGACCTGATGCTGCAGGAAGGCGATAAAGTCACAGGCTTTGTCATCAATACCGAAAAACTTCTGGAAAAATATGATGGCGATGATGCGAAAGCAGGCAAGAGATTTTATAACGGCATCGTCCGTTCTGCTGCGACCTGCATTATCTACAATCTCGGCTCCACTGCTGCCGGTCTTGACTACAAGGTCTATCCGATTCAGGCGATGGCTGCCGGGAGTATATCGCTTGCGCTGGGTGAAGGTGCTCATAAGGCAACTTTCAAAGCGGCTGCGGCTGCCGGTGATGAATTTGACCTTTTCGCTTCTACGAGGGAGTGCCTGAAGAACGGCGCTGCAACAGCCAAGGACGGCTTTTTCCAATACTCTGTTGCCGGTGACAGCAAGCACCCGATTACTGTGGCAGATAAAAAGTCTGCACGCATCTATGTTGAGTTTCAGGAAATGCAGGATGGAGGTGATGCCCAGTGAGCTATGATTATTTAAAAGGCCGCAAGTGCATGGTCTGGACATTCATGGGCAATTCCAGAATGTATCAGGCACTTGCCGCATATGGAGACCGCCTCTCACAGGTAGGTCTCTTTTCTTTTAAGGTATCGCGCACCGGTATCATCACAGAAAGCGGCGTGGCCATTTCCAATATGATGACCTACATCAACCGATGGCCGCACATTAAATGGCTGCTGACGATATCCAATGATGGCACAAACAGTATCTTTGCAGCGCTCCGCGATAACACCGACGGTGCTCAGGATACTTTCCTTTCGGAGATCGTTCGCATTATGGAAAAATATCCGTGGTGTGACGGCATCGACATCGACCTTGAGAAAGGCGACGGATATTCCACGCACGCTGCCTCTACGGCGATGTTTCGGAATATCTATAACACGGTAAAAGGCTATGACAGCAGTAAACTCATGAACATCTGCTTGCCGGGTATGAATTCCATTAACGGCTCAGTCGGCGGCGAAAACTGGTGCGTTTACGGCGACCTCAACGCTTACTGCGATACGGCGGCCATCATGAGCTATGGCATGGCGTGGGCGGGCTCTGCTCCCGGAGCCGTCTCTCCAAGGGACTGGCTGGAGGGCATATACGACTATGCGGTCACGGTCATGAATCCGGAGAAGATATTCTTCGGCCTTCCTGCATACGGCTGGAACTGGCAGATTTATGACCTTCCCGCAAACCTCGGTAAAACCTATCGCGGCACGTCAAATACCTACTATGCAGCAAAAAATTGGATGACCGGGCAATATAACTTTACAGACGATGCTCCACCGCAGCCCTTCATCCCGATCCTCGCATATTGGGATGATTATGATATGGTGCCTTGGGCACTTCCGCAGGTCTACGACTTCATGGAAGGCAGGGATGCCACAAGCTATGAGTATCCTTTGATGAACGGAACCTATAACAGGCGGCATTACCTGACGGCTTACAGCAAAGAGCAACACACAGAGTTCGTCACCATCTATGTGGATGCGGATGGAACGACAAGCTCCTACTCCGGCATCGTATCCTTTGAAAACGGTGTAGCCACTCTCGGTGACGCTGGCTCTGCCACATATACCTTTTCCGTAACAAGCGCCGGAACCTACGACATCGCCATCCGACTCTGCTATCCCTTCTGGGATAAAAACGGTATCTATGTTTCGATTGACGGCAACACGACGCATTTTACGGAAAGCAGGCTCTGGTGGCCATATTGGAGAAGCACCTTCTGGACGACGCTCGCCAGCAACATTTCGCTATCTGTCGGAACGCATACTATCGTGATATCCGTAGATGTAAAAGGCATACAGTTTTACGGCTACCGTGTTTGCAGCAGCTTTTCGGAGGCTCCTTCTGCGGGCAGCGCGACCTTTACACTCTCTCCGCGCCACTTTATTGACGTGGACGGCAACGAGTGTCAGCCGGACAGAGCTTTCAAGCTCACCTGTGAAATGCTGAGGCGAAAACCGGACTCTGCCCTTATCTGGTATGAGGATTTTCGAGATTATGGTGTGCTGCAAACAAACTACTGGACGACCCTTTCAGGCTCTTGGACGGTATGGCGTGAGGATGAATATTCTGAAAGCCGCGTTTACTCACAGCTTGACGGCTCCGGGAAGCTCGCATGGCGATACGACGGTTTTTCCGATATTCACCTGCGGGCAAGGCTGGCTTTCCCTGCAACAGGAAGTGGTAAGGCCGGAGTATTCTGCGATGATCTGTTCTGCTGTCTGAATTACAACTCACAGGCCGTGGAGCTTTATAACGGCAGCACACTCCTTGGCAGCTACAGCCAGACCATAGAGCGAACGACAAATGCCGACCTTCGTACCGATCCATCCATGTACACGGTCGAGATGCGTATCCGTGGAAATAAAGTGCGTGTCTATTCCGGATCTTCCTATACGCTGCGCTTTACGGCTACGGTCAGCGGCTTTTCTGGAGGCTATGCCGGATACCGGTCAGATAACCGGACGGTATGCGAGCTGCTACGCCTTGGCGATGCATGGACTTATGAGCCCTACGAGCGCTTTGATGTTGCCTTCCCAGACGGCACAGTTACGCAATACGGCAGGATCAGCCGGTCGAATGTTACGTGGGATACAAAATTTCAGGTGTTTACGCTAACCTCGGATATCGAGGAGGATGCGACACGCAGCGAGAGCATTTCGCTGGATTATGAATTCTACCACTCCCATGAGCTTTCCCTGACCTGTGGCAACGATTATATGGTAACCATCACGCCAAAGGATATCGACATCTGGATAGCAAGGCTCTTTCTCGGAGACGCAGACGGCTTTTCCATCCTCTACTATCAGGATGTGGATTCCCTCGTTTACTGGGCAAACGAAGCGGCCTACCGCTGGGGAGTGAGAGGCTTTGCCATGTGGTCGCTGGGACAGGAGGATATGCGACTCTGGGAGGCGCTGCCAAAACAGATATAACTTCATACACGGATACAGTTCATGAAGCTGTCTGCAAAATGCAGGCGGCTTTTATTTTGCACAAAGGAGGGATTTTCTCATGAAAGAATTCTGGAACACGATCCAACTGGTATTTGCCGCTGTCGGAGGCTGGCTTGGCTATTTCCTTGGCGGCTGTGACGGGCTCTTGATTGCGCTGGTGATCTTTGTGGTCTGCGACTACCTTACCGGCATCATGTGTGCCATCGCGGACAAAAAACTCTCAAGCGAGGTCGGCTTTAAGGGAATCTGCCGCAAGGTGCTGATCTTCCTGCTGGTGGGCATCGGAAATGTCATTGATGTTCAGGTGCTCGGACATCCGGGAGTGCTTCGAACTGCGATCATCTTCTTCTACCTGTCCAATGAAGGTCTGTCGCTGACAGAGAACGCAGCACACCTTGGCCTGCCGGTACCGGAGAAATTAAAGGAGGTCTTGGAGCAGCTCCACGACCGTCACGATGAGGAGGAAAAATAACATGACAAGAAAAGGAATCGACGTCAGTCATTGGCAGGGAACCATTGACTGGAATAAGGTCAAAAAGGCCGGTATCGAGTTTGCCATCATCAAAGCTGGCGGCTCCGATGCCGGTTTTTATACGGACAGCAAATGGGAAGCAAATTACAAAGGTGCGAAGGCTGCCGGTATCCCAATCGGCGCTTATTACTTTGTCGGAAAGGACTGCGTGACTGCTGCCGCCGGAAAAGCGGATGCGGAGCGCTTCCTGCAAATCCTGAAGGGTAAGCAGCTGGAATACCCGGTCTATATGGATAACGAAGCGCAGCCTGCCTCTGCCAAGGCCGGTATCACTGAGGCCACCATTGCTTTCTGTGAAACGATGGAAGATGCGGGATACTTCGTCGGCATTTATGGCTCCGCTGTTTCCGGCTTCAAAGAACGCATGGACGACTCCAAGCTCACGCCCTACGCTCACTGGGTAGCACAGTATGCCAGCAAATGTTCTTATAAGGGCGACTACGGCATCTGGCAGTATTCTTCTAAGGGCTCTGTTGACGGCATCAGTGGTAATGTGGATATGGATTACGCCTATGTGGACTATCCTGCCATCATCCAAAGCGGCGACTTCAACGGTTATACAAAGGCAGCGTCTGATGACAGCAAGCCTGCCACTCCTACTCCGGTCACTCCGGCAAAAACCGTAGATGAGCTGGCGCAGGAAGTGCTGGACGGCAAATGGGGAAACGGAACCGACCGCAAAGAGCGCCTCACCGCAGCCGGATATGATTATTCTGCTGTGCAGGCAAAGGTCAATGCTCTGGTGAAAAAGCAGGAATCTACTCCTATCTACTACACCGTGAAAAGCGGCGATACCCTCTCCGGAATTGCTAAGAAATACGGCACTACGGTTTCTGCAATCCAGAAGCTCAACCCGACGCTCATCAAAAATGTCAACCTCATTCTGACCGGCTGGAAGATCAGAGTGAAATAACTGAATATCCAATCTGCTATGCCTGCGAGTGTTCTTCGGAATGCCCGCAGGCTTTTTTTATTTTTCTCCGCTCAAAACGGCAGTTCATCTCCAGTGGAAACTGGAGGTGGATATGTTATGCCAAACGAAAATACAAATGTTCAATCTGGATATTTTACACAGGAGCGGATTCAGGGCGATCTGGACTATAGCCGAGCGCAGGACATCGCCAAAAAGATGCTCGATGACGGCCTGATTTCTGTGGCTGAATTCAACAAATTAACCGCCATCAATCGGGAAACTTTCTCTCCCTTGTTCGTGGAAATAATGCCAGAAATACCTTGATATGTAGCGGCTTTAGAGTGATGTATAGACGTACGGAAAGGAGGGACTTCCCTTG